TCAGCAACGTGGCTGATGGGCTTGCCTTTGCTTGTCCCCGATAGGATAGGTGGGTGACGTGATAGAGGCTTGCCGTTTATAGGTGTCTGACATAGTCAACTGGGCTAGTGGCTCTCGATCTGTCCCCTGTTATGTAGGTGGGTGACACGTTGAGAGCCTGATACCAATCGGGCTTTCTGCTCGCACTAGAGGGTTTGCGATGCCCTCATCAAAGTGGTCTTCTTTACTGCCAATCGATGCAAGCACCGAAAGAGCCTCCATGTTAGCACGAACTCTTATCGATGTGTAAACAGGGTGTTGTTTAAATCCCCACAATTTACTCAGGTATTACTTTTGACTCTTATATAAGACTAGTCCTGTCAGTGGCTCAGGGAATGAGCTTTGACCACCCGCTAACCCGCATGGTTGGTGGATTACTAGAGATCTCGTACTAGCATAGGGCTATGTACCATGCAAGCATCAAATCGATTCTAGGGGGGTTTAAATCGGTTTAAACGCTATGTATATTTGTACAGTGCGACAGGCTCATTTGATGAGCTACTTATTTTTTGGCGGGGGATTGGCACGAAGTGCAACGGCAAATCGATGCGGATTAATGAGAGATGCAAGGGGATGATCAGAGACCAATAGGGGATGTCATAGACGATGACTTAGACGAATGTTGCGAACAGGTCACGAACAGAATGCGAACCTCATTGCTTTGCCATGTTTAAACCAAGACAATCGGAGGATCACCGCAACGTATTACGAATGGAGAATGACTCATGAATGGTAATCAGAAGACAACTAAAGCTTTGAATAGCAGTGCTAGTGCAACAGTCGCAGATGATGCAAGCATATTGGGATCGGGCAATGCCCCCGAAGGGATGCGGACTGCTATAGATGCTATAGAGGTAAAGAGAACAAAGTCAGGTAAGCCAGTAGGAATGAAAGTAGAAGAGACAGAGACAGAAACCAATAAGAGAATGACTAACAGAATGATTCACTTTGTAAACCTATTGGTCTCAGGCAACTCTCACATAGAGGCATATATGACGGCTTACGATTGCTCAGGCAGTACTAGGGCAACAGTCATAGGTAATGCGAACAGGCTAATGAAGGATAGCAGAATCACTATGCAACTAGAGTCAGTCTTGGAGGCTACAAAACAAAACGTGGTTGAGTCAGATGCTAGTGCGAGACGTTACGTTATGCAAAAGCTATTCGACAAGGTGAACGAGGCTGAGGCAAGCGAGAGCGGACAACTGAGAGCGCTAGAACTAATCGGCAAGGCAGTCGGTATGTTTACTGACAGAGTCGAGACAGTGAGCGAAGTAGTCGATGCAGATGCTCTCAAGAAAGAACTAGAAGGTCATCTACATTTACTAGACAACGTCAAGAAGAAAGTCAGCACTATTCAATAGCATCGTTGCGTGATGCGTGACGTGATGCGAGACGGCACACTGCCCTGTCTGACCCCCACCGCCCCCCGCCCCCCAAGATGTGCCCGTGCGCACCTCACACGCTATACGCTATAAAACACACATCCTATACACACTATTTAGCAATACGAACGTTCCCCCTTCTTGTTCCACGTGAAACATAGGGGGGGTATATATATTTTATATATTGATTTCCCAGTTGCATAAGTTTAAACACTATGGCAAACTACCCCCAGAACGTTTCCTATTTGTTCCTATACGGGTATATATATTTTGAAAAATGACTTACTCATCAGCAAGCTTAAAAACGTAGTACTAACCCTGATGGCTCTCCAAGCAGAAATGCGTGGACAAGAACATAAAGAGATGGCAAGTGCCATAGCCTCAGTTCGTAAATCAATTGAGTTACTTAAATGACAATAATTTGTAGCGTGTGCGATGTTGACTTTATTTTGGAAGAAGAAGGTGGCGTGGCGGGAAACTTTGGGATATTGCCAGTGGCATTTTGTCCTACCTGTCTATGTTCGTGTATTGACATGGTTCACCAGCTTGAAGGCTACGAAGGAGAAGAGCTTGACAGCTAATGAACTGTTTAGGGAATACCTAAAAATGAGCCATGAGGATAGAAAACAATTCATGACGATGTTTAGAACGTTGTTTGATTACCATCAGATTGCGGACAAACATGACAAGCTCATAGAGGATGACAAAAATGACTGAACGCCAAAAGATGGTATTGGACTTTATCAACTTGTATATCAAGATGAAAGGGTTTCCACCTAGTTATATGGACATTGCCACAGGTTTGAATCTAAGGAGTAAATCTAATATCCACCGTCTTGTTCATGACTTAAAGGATAAAGGACTGCTTGCGGTCAAGCCGCATATGGTGCGCTCGCTCAAGGTCATAGACCGCTCGGTTCAAGAGATCAGCAAGCTTTAATGGCTCTTCTGACTCAGGCAGAGGTTAAACAATACATCCAGCTATTGGGTGTACTGCCAAAAGACTCTCCACAGATTCCCAAGATTCACCAGCTTTTAGAAGAAGATAAGAAAGAACGTTGTAAAGAAAACTTTATGCCGTTTGTGGGTCAAATGTGGTCTGCGTTTATTGCAGGTAGACACCACGCAATCATGGCAGATGCGTTTGAACGGGTAGCCAATGGCACTCTCAAACGCCTTATCATCAATATGCCACCCCGCCACACTAAGTCTGAGTTTGCTTCTTATCTATTTCCTGCTTGGTTTCTAGGTAAATACCCTGAGAAAAAAATTATTCAAACTGCCCATACAGCAGAATTAGCCACGGGCTTTGGTCGTAAGGTACGTAACCTTGTGAACTCGCCAGACTATCAAAAGGTTTTCCCAATCAAGCTGTCTTCGGACAGTAAGGCTGCAGGGCGCTGGAACACCAACAAAGGTGGCGATTACTTTGCTATTGGTGTGGGTGGTGCGGTAACGGGTAAAGGTGCGGACGTGTTAATCATTGACGATCCACATTCCGAACAAGAGGCTATGCAGGGCAATCCTTTGGTGTACGATAGAGTCTACGAATGGTACTCATCTGGTCCACGCCAGCGTCTGCAACCAGGAGGAGCCATTATTGTCGTGATGACAAGATGGTCTAAAAGAGACCTTACAGGTCAGATTATTCAAAATTCAATCAAACGGGATGGGGACGAGTGGGAGACTATCGAGTTCCCCGCTTTGCTTCCTAGTGGTAAACCCTTATGGTCAGAGTTTTGGAAACAAGAAGAGTTAGAAGCAATTAAGGCTGAGATCCCTGTAGGTAAATGGGAAGCCCAGTACCAACAAAATCCTACCTCGGAAGAGGGCGCAATCATCAAGCGGGAGATGTGGAAGATCTGGGAAGATGATTCTCCTCCGCATTGCGAATTTATTATCCAGTCTTGGGACACAGCGTTTGAAAAATCAAACAGGGCTGACTATTCCGCCTGTACAACGTGGGGCGTGTTCTATAGAACCAACACTGATGGCTACGATATAGCCCATATTATCTTGTTAGATGCATACAAAGAGCGGTTAGAGTTTCCAGAACTCAAAGCAAAAGCAATGGAACTTTACAAAGAATGGAAGCCAGATGCCTGTATCGTGGAAAAGAAAGCGGCAGGAGCGCCATTGATCTATGAAATGAGAAGGATGGGCATTCCGTTACAGGAATATACACCAGGCAAAGGTTCAGATAAAATAGCTCGTGTAAACGCTATATCAGATTTATTTGCGTCAGGCTTTGTATGGTGTCCAGATACAAGATGGGCAGAAGAGTTAATGGAAGAATGCGCCTCGTTTCCTAACGGCGAACATGACGACTTGGTTGACTCAACCAGCCAAGCGTTACTAAGGTTCCGTCAGGGCGGCTTTATCCGTTTAAACTCTGATGAATATGATGATGAAATTGTGCGCAAAAGAAAAAAAGCCGCATATTACTAAGGATAAGCTATGTCAGTAGAAAAAAGTCTTTACCAAGCACCAGTCGGCTTAGATGCTCTGGATGATGAAATTCCAGAAATTGAAATTGATCTGGAGATTCCAGACCTAGAAGACGAAGTGGAGATTGAGCCAATTGGCGAAGAGTCCGAAGACTTTAATGACAACCTAGCTGAATATGTAAGCGACAAGGTTTTGCAATCAATTGCTGGTGATTTGTTAAGTGATTTTGATGATGATATTTCTTCCCGTAAAGACTGGATTCAAACCTATGTAGACGGCTTAGAGCTACTCGGTATGAAGATCGAGGAGCGTACAGAACCTTGGGAGGGAGCGTGTGGGGTATACCATCCATTGCTAAGTGAGGCTTTAGTGAAGTTCCAAGCGGAAACTATCATGGAGACTTTCCCCGCCCAAGGACCAGTCAAGACTCAAATTATTGGTCGTGAAACACCAGAGAAAAAAGATGCCGCAGTCCGTGTCCAAGATGATATGAACTATCAACTGACAGACGTAATGACTGAATATCGTCCTGAACATGAAAGAATGATCTGGGGATTGGGTCTTTCTGGCAATGCATTTAAGAAGGTTTACTATGATCCACAACTACAACGTCAGGTATCTATGTTTATACCTGCAGAAGACATCGTAGTTCCCTATGGTGCTTCAAACTTAGAATCTGCTCCACGTGTTACCCATGTACTGCGCAAAACAGAAAATGAAATCAAGCGCTTGCAGTACGCTGGTTTTTATCGTGATATAGATCTAGGAGAACCTGGCACTAGTCTTGATGAAGTAGAAAAGAAAATTGCCGAAAAGATGGGCTTCAAAGCCACCACTGATGATCGGTTTAAACTGCTAGAAATGCACGTTGATCTCGATTTGGATGGTTACGAGGACACCGATGCAGATGGAATGCCTACTGGCATCGCTCTTCCCTATGTTGTAACAATCGAAAAGAATACTTCAGAGATTCTTTCTATCCGTAGAAACTGGAGACCAGAAGATGAAACTAAACAAAAACGTCAGCATTTCGTCCATTATGGCTACGTGCCTGGCTTTGGTTTCTACTGTTTTGGTCTTATTCATCTTGTCGGTGCTTTTGCTAAGTCTGGTACTTCTATTATCAGACAACTTGTGGATGCAGGGACATTATCGAATTTGCCAGGCGGCTTTAAGACCCGTGGGCTGCGAGTAAAAGGCGATGACACGCCGATCAGTCCTGGTGAATTCCGTGATGTAGATGTTCCGTCAGGATCAATTAAAGACAACTTAATGCCGCTCCCATACAAGGAGCCAAGCCAAGTTCTGTACAGTTTGCTAGGCATGATTGTGGAAGAGGGTCGCAGATTTGCTTCTGCTGCCGATATTCAAGTATCTGATATGTCTGCAAACTCCCCAGTTGGGACTACTTTAGCTATCCTAGAGCGCACATTAAAAGTAATGAGTGCGGTACAAGCCCGTGTTCATTACTCAATGAAACAGGAATTACGTCTTTTAAAAGATATTATTCGTGATTACACCCCAGAATCATATGATTATGAACCTGTAGATGGTCGTCCTCGTGCTAAAAGAGAAGACTATGAGTTAGTTTCAGTCATTCCAGTCTCTGATCCGAATGCGGCAACGATGGCGCAGAAGATTGTGCAGTACCAAGCGGTGCTTCAATTGGCTCAAAATGCTCCACAGATCTACAATTTGCCACAATTACACCGCCAAATGCTAGATGTGTTGGGTATTCGCAACGCTCAAAAGCTGATTCCGCTGGAAGATGATCAAAAACCAAAAGATCCAATCACCGAAAACATGGATATTTTGCGTCAAAAACCAGTCAAAGCGTTCATTTATCAAGACCAAGATGCGCATATCACCGCTCATACCAACTTCTTGCAAGATCCAACGACTGCGGCAATCATTGGTCAGAACCCACAAGCACAAGTAATGGCTGCTGCTATGCAAGCGCACATTGCTGACCACTTTGCGTTTAAATATCGCCAAGAAATTGAAAAACAACTGGGTGCTCCACTGCCTTATTACAAGGACGAAGAAGAAGATTCCATTCCAGAAGAGTACGAAGTACAGATTTCTCGCCTTGTGGCACAGGCTTCTACTCAATTGCTGCAACAAAATCAGGCACAAGCTGCGCAGCAACAGGCACAGCAGCAAGCAGAAGACCCAATCATCCAGATGCAGAAGCAAGAATTGGAAATTAAAGCGCAAGACGTACAACGCAAGGCGCAAAAAGACCAATTGGATGATGAATTTAGAAAACTTCAGCTACAAAGCTCGCATGAGGCAGAAATGCACCGTATTGACCTTGAAGCCCACAAGTTTGGCGCAAAAATGTCCTATGACAAAGAGCAAACAGCCCTTGCTGTCCAGCGTATGGAAAACGAAGTGAATATTGCTGGTCATAAGATGGGTATGGATGCGGCTAAAGCGCATGATCAGATCGATGTCCAGAAGGGTCAGATCACAGCAGGGTTGATTTCCGCAAAAATTAACGCTGATTCCAACAAAATGGCGCAGGAATATAACTCAAAAGAGAGCGCCAAACAGAAAGGTAAAGAGAAAAAATGACCGAGCTAGAAATAATTGCAAAACAGATAGACGAAAAGGTTGAGCAATTAAAAGAGGCTGTACTGGTAGGTAACCTAGACCATACGGGTTACCAAAGAATTTGTGGTGAGGTTCGGGGTCTACTCACTGCAAGAGGTTACGCATTAGACCTGAAAGAAAAACTGGAGAAGCTAGATGAGTGAAAAACTCGACTTAAATAAAGCAATCGATCTTACGCAACTGCTTGATAAGTCAAACGAAGAAAAGGCAACACAACTCCCAAGACCATCAGGGTATCGCATTTTATGCGCTATTCCCGAAGTGGAAAAAGAAACAGAAGGCGGTATTTTGAAAGCTGATATTACGATTCAGCATGAAGAAGCCCTAACTACTGTGTTGTTTGTAGTGGACTTAGGTCCAGACTGTTACAAAGACGAAAGTCGTTATCCCAACGGTCCTTGGTGCAAAAAAGGAGATTTTATTCTTATTCGCCCGAATGCTGGTAGTAGATTGGTGATTCATGGACGAGAGTTCCGAATTATTAATGACGATTCAGTCGAAGCAGTAGTAGATGATCCACGTGGTATTAAACGCAAGTAAACGATTTTTAACAACAGGAGTATACGAGTATGGATAAAGATGATTATAAGTTTCCCGATGAAACTGAAATTGAATCTAAGGGTAATCCCGTAGAAGAAGATGATTTTCAAGTAGAAGTCGAGGATGACACACCCCCACAAGACCGTGGTCGCACACCATCCCAGCCAGAATTTGT